TTACGCATACTCTTCTATATATTTAAGGATTGAATCAACGTGCAACTGGATAATTTGAGCCTTTCCTTCAGGAGATAGTAGAAACTTGCAATCTGTTTCATTATCCATAAAGAAGTTTTCCGTTAAAACAGCCGGGCATGAAGTCTTTTTGAGAATGTAGAAATTATTTTCCCAATCTCCATCCCCATCCGACCAATCACCTCTAATTTTCCAAGTTCCTCCAAACATTCTATTAGCCATATCCCAAAAAACTTGCGCCAAATCATCAGCTTTTGTTTTTCCAGGACTGGTATGTATTTCCCATCCTGTACCCTTGCCAGTTCCAGAAGCGTTACAATGAATAGAAACAAGAAGCGTTTTTGTCTTACCGTATCGGGCTGCTATCTCGTTTGCTCTTCTGGCTCTTTCTGCTAAAGGTACGTCTATATTTTCCTTTACCAACAATTCAGCATCTATACCTTTTGCTCGTAATTGGTTATATACGCCTTTGGCAATTTCTCTGGCATATTCCCACTCAAATAACTGTGATCCGTCCGACCACTTCGGAGATCTTTTACCTGGTGTATTTTCTCCGTGTCCGTTGTCTAATAATACTTTCATACGTTTTTATTTTCATTTTTTTCGCTTAAACATTTAGTTACTCCAGCCGAAGCAAACAAAGCAGTGATAGCACCGACAAAAGCCGATAATCCCATAAGATCGGTTTTGATAGACTTGTTTACGATTACTTCATAAACCAAAATAAAACCGACAATAAGCAGAAGGAAGCACCCCATTAAGGTAACGGCAACAAGAAAAAAACTCTTGCTACTGTGCCCCGATCCATTTTTGATAAGTTCTTTCAGATATTCTGTTACTCTCATAACTTGCGTTCTTTTACTTCTGGAAGGATATACTGAATGTGCATGGCTGCAAAATGAAGTTTTTTTCTGATTGCTTCCTCATCAAAATCATCAGGGATGGATTCTGTAAAATCACAGACCAAAGAACCAACCCAATCATGGGTAGTATCATGTAATTTTTGAACGATTAAAGACTGTGTTCCATTGGAGCTAAACATAGCCTTTGCACGTGTTCCATCCAAACTATCAATATCACGTATCAGCATAAGTTCATTTCGAGCCATTGAAGCCGTAAACTTTGGAAGTTCAGACATCTTAATATCTTGCCAAAAGTCACTAATACGGGCAACCCCTTTAGCGGTAACTTCATACAAGATTGTGAGATAATGATTATCTCCTAAAGGATATGGTTGTATAATATACACACGATCACATGAAAGATCATTCAATACTTTATGAATTTCACCATACACACGAGCAGAGTTTTCACTTCTGCGAGTGCTTTTTCTTTCTAATTGTCTTTCAAGTTCTTTAGCCTTAATATCAGCAAGCCGATTATGCTTTAACTGATTATACGCAAACCAGCCCGTACCTAAAGCTGTTATACACGCAAATAATGCTGCCCAATCCATATTTTATTAAGTTATTGATTAATAACTGCAAATATAATTTATTTGGTGTACATATACACCATTTAATACAGAGAATTATATTTTTGAAGCTATTAAGGCTTCCAATTTGTTTATTTCATCCCGTACACTCTGCCTTTGTTGGTGAAGATTCTCTATATCATACGGCATATCAAGCCCGATTAAAGAAGCCTCATAACATTTCGTTATACGATAATCACCTATAACGCTGTCATTGCTGGTAAGAGAGGCTTTCAGTTCATCTATCTTATTCCGAACAAGTTTAGCGTTAAATCTTTGCTCGTATTTATAGCTTATTTTATCTCCAGCGTCATAAGGTACAATACGAACACTATAGTATTCAGGACATTGTAATTTTGTATCATCCACAAGCTCTACATGTTTCCATCCTAAAGCGGACAACTCAGTTTGTTGCTCCTGGATTGATACTATTCTCGTTTCAATCTCTCCAGTTTCTTCATTTTTAAACTTCTCACTGTATTCCTCTAAAAATTTAGAAACAAGAGATCCGTTTTCGTTTATATAGCCATATTCAATCATAATATTAAAATTTATATCTACTAACTAACCATGCTGATTTTTTTACACCATCGACATACCCCACTGTAAAATGGAATATAGCACCCTGACCTTCGTCAATATCATAATAATCATTTTTGGTGTGATCATCATACAACACATTTCCGCTACGTGGGTAAACTCTCATATATCCTGTCCACCATTGCTTAAAAAATATAGTCCTACCAATCACACCATCAGAAGGGAGGTAAACGATTTGCTCGTTTCTTGAATATCCAATAACCAAGCTGTCTGTTTCAGACAAATAAACAGAAGAAGAGCTTTCTTCTATAGCCTTTCTATGTAAAAATAGACCTGCTGCCATCAAATTCTGGAAGAAGCCACCATAAGCGGGGGCTGTGCCACTGTTTGAAGCTCTACCATATACGCCAGCTAAAAAGTTTTCATTGTTCCAATCACTTTTATTCACAGTACCAAATCCAAGCCCTACGATAGAAGCCTTATGCGTATAACCCAAAATAGCCGAAGCAGCTTGTGTTTCTGCATTATTACAAAAGATACCCGTAGGCGACATATAGGCTACACGGCTATTGCTTTTACTTCGGGCTTCAATCAAGCCGTTATTCGCATCTATCGTAATTTTAGATCCCTGATATTGGCTTTCTGAATAATCACCACCAGAACGGCTGGATTCTATCAATATACGAGCCATTGAAGCATCAAGAATGATCTTATTACCATCCAAGAGTGTAGAAACAATCTTTCCACCACTCATAAACCAATCTCCGATATTAGCACCCTCAGCCAATAGCAAATTAGTTGCTATACTCTCAAACTCAGCACCGAAATCATTCCAATAAGCAGTATCGGTAGGTACATGATTTTGAAAGCCATTTCCGGCATCCACTCTGGCAACATAATAGTGTCCGTTATATTTTACTGCATCTACACGTTTTGAAGTACCATAGTAAACTTTAGAGCTGCCATAGACACCACGATAAACCATAGTCGGACCAGTATCTCCATTTCTACCATCCACTCCATCATACGGAGTTTGCCGGGCTGGTGTACTCCAGTTCTGTATCAATGAATTTGTTTCACCATTGATTTTTGCTACTGTAAACCATAAGTATTGCAAGTTTCCTACAGTTGGAACGGTTGTGCTCCATCCCGAAGGATTACGGCTCGTTTTACTCAGTGAAGGCGGTGTACTTCTGGAGCCATTAACAGCGTACCGATATTCAAAATAATCACCATTTATACCATCATCCCCAGTTTCTCCTTTTTCTCCAGTAACACAAATAGCCTCTGTAGTAATGCTGTTGCCGTTTGTGTAATTAATAACGGATCGTGTCCATATATACCAACCATTTTTCCAAGTTGGACGTGAATTAGACCAGCTACCATTTAAAAGGGAAGTTGCAGAGGATGATAAATAATATTGCTCAATTATTGAACTTATACCATTGCCTGTTTCTCCCTTGCCACCTGTGATACAAGCTGCATCTGTATATACTATGTCGCCATCCGTGTAAACAACTTTAGTTTTACTCCAAATGTAATATCCATCTTTCCAGGCTGGAGCTGTTGTCTGCCAACCGGATGTTGGTGCTGTAGTATTACTGGATGATATGGCATACAGAACGTCTGTATTTGAAATACCCACACCTCTTTGGGCTACAATAATCCAATAGTTACTATTATTTGGAGAAATACCTTTAACGGGATTCTTTGATACAAAACGATACATAGAATAGCCAGTTCCATCATCATAGATAACCTCATCACCCCAATAATAGGTATAAGAGTTGTCATATACGCCACGAAAACAACCTATAGGGCTTTCATCGCCACTTTCACTTTGCACGATTGTGCCTTTCAGACGTAATTTTTTATCTCCTTTGGTATTCCAATCAAAATAGCTGTCTGAATTTCCTACACGAAAAGCGTTATTCACAAAGTCCATGAAATTTAGCCCATCGCTTGAAACGATTCTGTCTGTAGTTATTCTTCCTGGAAGTATCTCTGTAAATCCGAATAGTTCGACAAAGGAACGATCCTCTTCAAATTCACTGTTTAGAATACCTACAAGGAAATGATAATAACCCTCTACACCTTCCAGCTTGATAGCGTTTTTACTTAAGACGTATGATCCAGTAGTGCCATTTTTATTAGCCTTCACATAGAGATAATACCCTACGGTTTCCGTCAAAGTTGGAGAAGTGTATTTTTCAATATCCCAAAACTTATACTCACTGGCTTTATGCCCAGAAGAAAGTGTATCAATCCCGATAGTCATGTGCTGTAATATTCCACCTGGAGCCGAAAGCACTTTCTTTTTGCTGTCATAGGTAACGAGATATTCTACTTGTGTCGGATTGGTTTTGTTGTTCACGAAACGAAACTGCAAACTTTCATCGCCAACAAGCAAACTCATTGTTTGTACCGAAATCGGACTGATAGAACCTGAGAAATGCAAAAGAGCGTCATTCAACATTGAAATAGTTTCTTTTGCATCCCTGAAACGTCTTTTTGTAAACTGAATAGAGTTTTTATATTGGTTATCGGTTTTAACCTCGTTACTCTCTATCTTGTTTAATTCGCTTGAAACCGTTGCGCCAGTAGTCGTATTGGATAATTCAATAATCGGGCTGTAAGGTCTGTGTATATACTCCTTAATACTGGTAATCCTTATCTTTATACCTTCTGGTATGAATTGCGGATCTTTAAAGAGTATGTAACCGCCCAATTTTATTTTGCCACCAATAGAGAGCCAACGCTTTTTGGAATAAATGCTATCCAATTCTCCTTTGAATGTGAATTTTGGATCTTCATTCTCATAAAGATATTTGGCTGCTTCCCTGAACATATCCCAGCTTGCACCTTCTTTCGTTGAGTTATTGCAAATGTACGCATCCGGCAACTGTATTCCGAACACAGCGTATTTATCCCCCAGGTTAGGCTTATATATGTCATTGGGCATAATCTGACCGTCTATTTCTTGTGGAGTTATCAAGAATTTACGTTCTTTATGAACGTATTTAACTTCAAATTCTTTATTACTACCAGCAAGCATACCAGACTGAAATATAACAGTCATGTTATTACCTTCTATCACATAATCCTCAAAATTCAGATCATCAGGAATAGAACTATCTATAAAATCATAGAAATTCTTTTCTTTATCGGAAACAACAACATTAGAAACACTGCCTACTCTTTTAGGTGAAATATGAGAACAATCCAAACTATCCTCTTGAACATCCGTAAGGGTTGTATCAGCCCGTTTTATATACAAGCCTTCCGCATCCGAAACGTAAGCACGCCCTTCATACTCCAATCTTTGATTTTTGGGCAAAAGCAATTCCTTAGATCCATATTTGCTAAAGTCTATATTCTGCTCCCCACCTTGAACGTACAATATGGTAACTGGTCTATTTCCGTCCTTGTTGGAGCGTCCTAAACCTGGAACAAAACCTTTATCTTTCCCATATTCAAGAGGCAAAGGTTCACCCTTGTTATATTCAACTTTACGCAAGTGTATTGTTTTGATAGCCGGATCTATTTCATACTCCGTCTTAAAGGTATCGGCAATAGTAGGCAAAGCTTCACTACAAAAGATATGGTTGTAGTTAATAGTCTTTTCTTCTGCTTCAATACATTCGCCAACTTTCCAACCGCTATCTCTCATGTTGAGATTATCTACAATTAACTGTAGATGCTCGTGAGGTTTTGCAGTGTAATCGAACTTTAAACGCTTAGAAACAATATCCCGGCATTTGTATTTACCCAATATTGCGCCTATGTCATACATTACAAGAGTGTATTCAAAATTCCGACTGCTTTTCTTCTTGAAGTCGTCAGGATCCATAAGGTAGTAAGTGATATTCTTGTAGATACAATAAGCTCCTACGGGAATGTTTATGAACTCTTCACTGGCAAAGTACAGATAAAGAGTGCCTACATTCTGTAAAGCCGTATATCGGTAGCTGCTTGTATCTACCAGAATATCAATCTCCTTGTTGTTGAAATGTATTTTCATGTTTACTAAGTGAATTGATAGATCTTACCATTTCCGCATTTCATCCCTTTAATCGTAGTGCTGAAAGGGAAAGCGTCTTTGGGGATCTGATCCAAAGTTTTCTTTAAAGAAGCTGCGTTTGTGAAAAACTTACCATCCGCACCATTGCTATGTTTAAATTTCACAAGGTATCTTCCTTCACCGTGCGAAGTCTTTACATCTGGAATGAAATATTCTACAATGATCTCACAGTTCAGCACATCCGAAATAGAAACCTGGCTACAGTTGAACATTTTACGTTCATCTTGTACGGTTACACCTAACTCACTAAACTTTTTCATCACAATATAATATTAAGTTCCTTACAATCGTTATCTATCATTTCTTTGATAGCTTTTCTCTTTTGCAAATATTCCTTGTAATCATTGGTAGCTGATTTTTCAGTAAGAATACCGAGCTGGGCAGCGTTATAGTCATTGATAATCTTGGCTTCTTTATCCGAATCCCACAAATGGGTAATAACTGCCTTTTTTAGCTTATCATTTGTAACCATTCCCCAAACAACAACTTCGTTACAAGTCCATTTTGTAGCTTGCCCATTATCTCCAGCTTCTCCAAAATGGTTTTCTACTTGAACTTCCTGAATATCCCAACGGTATGTGTAAGAACCATTCCCGTTAGCCTCTAACTTAGAAGGCTTAAAATCGTAGTGTATCATATACTTGCTTTTTAATTATTGTTTTTAATAGATGCTTAGAATTACTATATTTAGCCCAGCCAAACCAACTGCAAATAACTTGCTTGTATTCCATATCGGAAATGTGCTTTTTCTTATTCAGCTTGGCTGCCTTCCTACATAGGTTCTTTTTGATTCCCTTCCGAATAAGGGTATGGGTATGGTAAAAGACATACCCGACAAAATCAATACCTCTATGGCTATCAATTTTGAATACTTGAAACTTCCATTTCTTTTTTCCAGTTTTAGGATCCACTTTACGAAGTGATAGCTTTAAATTGTCATGCAGATATTCTTCAATCTCTATACGGAGTTTGTGAAGCTGTTTAGGATCATCGCCTAAAATCACAATATCATCTGCATACCTAAAGTAATATCTTACCTTCTT